GGTTGGCTAAGGGCCACGGCATACACGTCAGAATCCCTGAATCATCCTCTCTGTTGAAGTTTCAAGACCAGTCTATTAAGTACGGTGCTTGTGATGTGGATCATACGGTGAGATACGGCAATATTGTACAGCCACAGGTGTTTAAACGGTGGACTTTGGGTGAAGGTTACAGTTTAGAGCAATTATCGAAGATGGATCTACCTAAAGACACTCTTGATACGGTATTAGAACTTTTAAAGGATAAAGCAGCTAAATGAGTAATGACAAGGTTGTGGCAACTTATATTGGCGTTGGAGCGTTGTATAGCCGTTGGCACTGGGAAGCTGGTGGAGATTATACGGATGAGCCTGTGGAGGATGTATTGGCTAGGGTCAGGAAAGAAAACCCCGGCTATCAGGTTTGTATAGCACTTGTTAAGGAGCCAGCGTGAGTCTAGACAAAGAGTCGATGAAGAGACTGGCAGTCTGGTACGATTCGCCTGTCAAGTTTGTTAAAGAGTGCTTAGGCGTTACTTCTATTGAGAAGTGGCAAGCGTCCACTATGAACGATATTAGGCTGGATGACCGTGTGGCGGTAAAATCAGGTCACGGAGTAGGTAAAAGTGCTTTACTGGCTTGGATCATATTATGGTGGTTATTGACCCGTTTTCCGGCAAAAGTTGCCTGTACAGCGCCTACCAGTCACCAATTAGATGATGTGCTCTGGGGTGAGATATCTAAGTGGTACAGACGTATGCCTGAAGGCTTTAAAGATTTAATAACAGTAACAAGTGATAAGGTGTTTTTAAATGCGGCTCCTAACGAAAGTTTTTGTGTTGCTCGAACGGCTCGGAAGGAAAAGCCCGAAGCCTTTCAAGGTTTTCATTCGGAAAATATGTTGTTTATTGTGGACGAGGCTTCCGGTGTCGATCCGATTATCTTTGAGGTTGGAGAGGGTGCAATGTCTACAGAAGGCGCGAAAACTCTCCTCACAGGCAACCCAACCAGAACTTCCGGCTATTTCTATGACGCCTTCCACTCTATGCGAAAGTGGTGGAAAACCAGAACCGTTAAGTGTACAGACTCCACCCAAGCAACTGACAAGTACGTGCAACAAATGGCAGACAAGTGGGGTTCAGATTCAAACGTTTTCGCCGTCAGGGTATTGGGCGAGTTCCCCAAAGACGATAGTGACGCGATCATCCCCCGCAATCTAATAGAATCAGCGGTAGGACGTGATATAGCAGGATCGCATACTGATCGGGTTGTCTGGGGTCTAGATGTAGCGCGTTTCGGTTCAGATAAGACGGCTTTATGTAAACGGAAGGGTCGTGTCATTACAGGCCCAATAGAAAAGTGGACTGGCAAAGACACAATGCAAGTTGCAGGATTAGTGAAGGCTCAATATGATAAGGTCGTTGACTTCCCGGCAGAAAGACCTAGTGAAATTATGGTTGATAGCATCGGAATCGGAGCGGGAGTTGTTGATAGATTACGCGAAATGGGGCTTCCCGCTAGAGGAGTCAATGTGGCTGAATCAGCTTCTGTTGATATGCTCTACTCCCGTCTTAGAGATGAATTGTGGTTTAAGGCTAGGGACTTCTTTGACGGTAAAGACGTGTCGATGTGGAAAGACCCAGCTACTGGAGAAGGCGACTTGGAACTTATTGAGCAGTTAGCCGCTGTAAAGTACAGCTATACGTCTCTAGGTAAGCTTAAGGCTGAGAGTAAGGATGAAATGAAAAAGAGAGGTGTCCAATCGCCTGACGTTGCAGATGCGTTCTGCTTAACGCTGGCTTATAATTCAATCGGTAGTGCGGATGCTAGCTGGAGTTCAGCACTCGTCTACCCAGATCTGGGATTAGCTTGATAGCTGAAATTATACCAGATTGGTTGCATCGGCACAGACTAACGGATTGCAAGATTGTCTATGTTACGGATGACAAAACCCCGTTCACGGAGATCATAACCTCCCCAATAGAGGGATACACGATTGAAGAGGACAGAGTTTGTGATGCTGTAGAAAGGTATACTAGATTTGCAATACGAATACCGCCTGTGATTAGGAAAGCACAAGGGTTTTGTAGCCACCACCTACTGTTCTTACTGGGCAGTGGTGTAAGTAGCGAGTTGTATGATTTTATTTATGGTTGTTATTTACCTATTGAAGGGAGTTTAATTCTAAGTGCCAATAATTGAATACCGCTGCAAACAGTGTAAAAAAGTAAAAGAAATCCTAGTGAGTCCTCTTACCCAACCTTCTTTTATACGCTGTCCAAAATGCAGATGCAGGATGACTCGAATTATGTCTGTAAATGCGAATATGGCAAGCGAGTGGACTGTTTGAGTAAACAGAGAAGGGATAGGACTTCAAAGCGAAAGCTTTTAGTGGAGTATATGGGTGGAGAGTGTAACGGGTGTAGATTGTTGCATATTGGGACGAATACCTATCTTTTTGACCTACACCACGTAAATAGCGCAGATAAGCAGTTTGGATTAGCAGTGAGTGATATGAACAGAAGGTGGACACTTTTGTGCAAAGAAGCCGATAAGTGTATACTTTTGTGCTCTAATTGTCACAGGACAGAGCACCACAAGATACAATAACAATTGATAGGATAAGGAGGAGTATTATGTTAGAAGAACGACCCGGTAGGGATGAGATCCGTGGCGCTGATATGCGTAAGATGGATCAGATAAATACCAGATTAATTAAGACGATTGAGCGCGTTGCTGGGCTTGAAGCCCGTCTTGAGTTGCTACTCGGTCAATCTCCGAGTTCAAAGCCAATCACGAGTAGGAGTGGAAATGGGCGCAAAAAGAAGTAAGCAGATGAGTGACGGTGATTTAATCGCTGTCATTGATGAGGAGTCTAGGAATGCTTTAGGTCGTTCAGACGGTGAGTTGTCCCGGCAACGTGCGAACTCTATGGAAGCCTATTACGGGATGAAGATGGGCAACGAGGTGTCTGGTCGTAGCCAGATCGTTACTCGTGACGTTTTAGAGGTAGTTGAGTGGGCGATTCCAGAGTTACTGGATGTCTTCACTTCAGACGATATTGTTGCTAAATTCTCTCCTAATGCCGAGCAGGACGAAGAGGAAGCACGTCAGGCGACTGATTATGTTAATGACGTGTTTTTTAATCAGAATGACGGGTTCCAGATTTTTCACGACTACTTTAAAGATGCCTTGATGCAAAAGATGGGTATCACGAAGACTTGGTGGGATGATACCCCGATTACTAAGCGAGAGGAATACACTGGCTTAGATGATTTTCAGCTACAGAACCTGCTTCAAGACGAAGATGTCGAGGTGCTAGAGCAAGCTTCTGAGCCGATTAGTGATGCGGAAACGGCTCAGGCTTTAGGACTCCCAGACGGGCAAGTTCTAATGCTTCACGATGTTCTCATCCAAAGAACTACGAATGACGGCAGGATTCAAGTATGTGTCGTACCTCCTGAAGAGATTCTAATCTCCCAGAAGGCCCGTTCACTTGATGATGCGAAGATGATTCAGCATAGAATTAGGAAGAGTATTTCTGATTTGAAGTTGATGTTCCCCGATCTAGATGAGGATGATTTAGAGTATATGCCAGGGGATGATGCGTCTGAATATGACGAAGAGTACCAAGCAAGACACAATTTCGACAACCAACAGAACAATGACTCGTTAGATTCCAGTGATAACTCGACAAGAGAGATCTGGATGACTGAGAGTTATATTAAGGTAGACTTTGATGGTGACGGTATTGCTGAGTTGCGTAAGGTGACGAAAGCAGCATCGACTATATTGGAGAATATTGAAGTTGATGACCATCCTTTTGCTTCTATTACACCGATTCCTATCCCGCACAAACTGATAGGCCTTTCACTTGCAGATATTACTTTAGATCTTCAGGTTACAAAGTCTGCGATTGTGAGAAACATTCTCGATAACAACTATAACTTAAACCACGGTCGGTATGAGGCTCTAGAGGGTCAGGTTAATATGGACGACCTTCTAACATCACGTCCAGGTGGTGTTGTTCGTGTAAAAACTGCTGGTGCGCTTAAGAGGCTCGATACTCCAGCTATTCCTAGTGGGGGTTACGATCTCGTCAATTATATGGACAGTGCTAGGGATGCTCGTACTGGTATTTCTCAGTTCCGAACAGGATTAGACACTGATTTCTTAAATAACGCTAAGGCAGGCCCGGTTAACGACCAAATGGAAGCTGCTGGGGCCAGAATCCGCTTATACGCTCGTATATTCAAGGAAACTGGCGTTAAGAAGACTTTTGAAAAGATATATAAGATGGTTGTTATGCACCAAGATCGTGCTCAGACCATCAAATTACGCGGTAAATGGACACAAATCGACCCGTCTGCTTGGGGTGGGAATTGTAATGTCAAAGTCCAAACAGGGCTAGGACACGGTGACCGTGCTAAGAAAATTACTGAAATGCAAATGATCGGGCAGCAATACGCACTATTACGACAAGACCCTGAGTTACGCACAATGGTATCTAGGGACAATATATATACAGCGTTTGCTGAAGGGTTAAGGGCTATGGACTACAAAAATATCGGAGATTTTATCACCGATCCAACCAAGCTACCTCCCTACAAACCCCAACCCGATCCCAAACAGAAGGCTGAAGAGGCGAAGATCCAGCTTGAGATGAAGAAGCTTGAGATGGAATCGCAGAAGATGCAGGCTGAAATGCAAAAAGCGCAACAAATGCAGGGTCTTGAGCAGCAGAAGGCACAATTGGAAGTTCAAAAGGTGCAATTAGATGCGCAAAAGGAACAGCAGAAAATACAGATGGAAATGGCTCGTTTGCAGGTTCAATTACAGGGTGAGCAGGAGCAGAATGAAGTTGAACGGCAGAAGAGTGGTGTGGAGGTAATGAAGTTGCAGGCTGATATGGCGAAACTAGAAGCTGAGATTCAAGTGAAAGAGGCTGAAATGATGCTGAAATATGAGGAGCTGGCTCTTGAAAAAGTCCAAGACCGTAACGTCACGATTAGCGAATAATGCGACATCTAACCCAAGCACTAGCGTTAAGGGCAAGAATATGGAAGCTCAGGTTATTGCTAAGTTATTTCCGTTGGATAATCAATTTAAAACTCGTGTAATCCCTAATAGGAAGAAACACGTATTCCACAAGGAAAGTTTTTAGAGGTTAATATATGAATGAAGACGAGCGTTTTTTAAGGGAGCGTGAACTTGAACGTGGGAATAAGGCTAAGGCCATTCTCGAAAGCGATCTTTTCAACGAATCCTTTGATCTGCTTAAGGCCGATTATATAAGAGAGTGGGAAAATTCTAAGTTATCAGAAGGCCCAAGACGTGAACTTTTATACAATATGGTAGCAAATTTATCGGATGTTAAATTACATTTCCAAACGGTCTTAGAGACTGGGAAATTAGCATCTCACCAATTAGAACACATTAACGAGGAATAAGAATTATGAGTATGTCACCTTTCTATAGGAAGATGCGTGTGAAAGAAACCGCACACGTTGAGAAACTGGCTGTAAAAGTTGTTTCAGCAGATACGACTTTGCAACCAGAGGATTCCGGTAAGGTAATCTTGATGGGTTCAAACGGAGTAGATGTTACTCTGCCTGCCGCTACAGCAGGAATGTATTTCAAGGTTATTCAGACCGCCGATTACGCAACCGCAGTTTGTACTGTAGTCGCATCTACCGGAGACTTTTTGTCTGGTGGAGTTGCTTCAGCAGATGCAGATGACGGTGAGCTTTTCAACGGTTCCAGTCATTTGACCGCAACTTTTAGCACTGGTACGCTTGCAGGCGACCAGATTGAGCTAGTTAGTGACGGTACGGTTTGGTTTATCTCAGGATCTATGTCTGAGGGTGGAACCACTGGAATTGTAGCGTCTTAAGGTTTTACCCTTAGACGTTTAGATGGAGTTTGAGGAAGTGCCTCAAAGATGGACTAGCAAGCTAGTCTTGTCAAGATTGAAAAGATAATCTTGACGAGAAGTTCTTCTTTGGGGTTGGTTAGAAGTTACTAAGTTTTATGAACCTCTTTTTTATAACTTAACCGACAAAAAAGAGCAAGTCAAGCAATAAATGCTGTCTGACGGAATTTAATTGCCAGAAGAAGCAAACGAAAGGATTTCAAAAATGAGTGAACAAGCCGGAGTCGAGGTTAATAGTGGCCCACAGAGTGATGCAACCGCAGATATTGCGACACACTTAGTACAGTCAGGAATACTTGACGAGGTGATAAATACAGGGGAGGAACCTAGCCCGTCTGGGCCTGTTGAACAGGTCGAGGAGGAAGAGGATGAGTCCCAGCAGGATGAGTCTGAAGAGGAAAATCCTCAAGAGGAAACCGATTCAGAGGATGTAGGGGAAGAAGAAAGTGAAGAAGAAGAGGAAGTTGCGGAACCAGTGTACTCCGTTAAATCTAACGGTAAAGTCATTAAGGTTACCCTTGACGAACTCACAGGTGGATACCAGCGTCAAAGTGATTACACGCAGAAAACGCAGGAATTAGCGCAAGCTCGTAAGGCCGCAGAAGCAGACTATAGTGCCGTCATAGCAGAACGACAGCAGTATCAGCAGGCTTTGGGGCAATTCGGACAGATGTTGTCAGAGCAGAAGCAGGAATTTGAGAACATCGACTGGAATGAGCTAGCAGAGATTGACCCTACTCAGTACTTGATTAAGAAGGATGAGCAGCGTGAATTGGAGCATAAAGAGCAAAGAACGAGACTGGAAGGCCAACGCATTCAAGAGTTGAACCAACGTGAGCAACAACGCAGAGACAACGAGTTGTTGACAAGTGAATGGAATCAGCTAGAAGAGGTTTTCCCCGATTGGAAAGTACCTGAAAAACGTACCAAACTGGCCCAGAACTGGGAGCAGTACGGTGTTAGTCAGGGATACGCATCGGAAGAAGTGAACGGTATTAAAGACCACCGAGCACTCAAGATTCTCAATAAGGCTATGCTTTATGACAAGATTCAAGCGGCTTCCGCAAAGAAAGGGAAGGTTAACAGAGTTCCTAAAACTGCGAAACCGGGGGTGGCTACGAGACAGGGCAAAACTGCCTCGAAAGCACTGAAAACTAAAATGAGTAATTTGAAGCAGTCTGGAAGTGTTGATGATGCAGCTAGATTGTTCTTCGACTTCGATCTATAAGGAAAACTAAGAATGGCTATTATTACGAATACCGCAGAATATTTAAACCACGCAACCACTGAAACTGGTGACGTTGCAGGCGCACGAGAAGACTTGTCAGATGCGATTTATGACATTTCTCCTACAGAAACCCCGTTTATGTCTAACATCTCTCGCTCTAAAGCGACTGGCGTTCGACACGAATGGCAGATTGACAGCTTGGACACTGCTGCTGTAAATGCAGTAGATCAGGGCCACGATTACTTGGGTACGTCTACTACCAACGCGATTGGTTCTATTTCAGCCACTAGCCGATTGAGTAATGTTACTCAGATCTCCGCTAAAACGCTGATTATTGCTGGTACGACTGACGCAATCTTGAAAGCGGGTCGCAAATCTGAGCTTGCCTATCAAGTGGCTAAGAAGGGTAAAGAGCTTAAGCGTGATATCGAGTTTAACCTGACAGGTGTTGCAACTGGTGAATTGGTTGCCGTATCTGGTACGGGTGCTAAAACTCGTAGTATGGAAAACTGGTTGTCTACCAATAAAAGTCATAACGGATCTGGCGCAACCGCTACGACTCCAACGACTGCTGTTACGGATGGTACTCAGCGTAACTTGACTGAGGATTTGGTTCGAGCGCAGATTCAGGCTATTTGGTCTGCTGGTGGTGATCCAGACTGTATCCTCGTTGGCCCGGTGAACAAGCAGAATATTTCTTCTCAGTTCGCTGGTATCGCAACTCTTTATCGTGATGCTAACAAAGGCCCAGCTACTGTAGTTGGTGCTTCTGACTTGTATATTCACGATTTTGGTGAGTTGAAAGTTGTACCTTCACGGTTCAACCGAGATAGAACTCTTACGATCCTTCAAAAGGATATGTGGGCGTTGGCTTATCTCAGACCGTTTAAGATTGAGAAATTGGCTAAAACTGGTGATGCTGAAAAACGATTGCTCTTGGCAGAATACTGCTTGGAAGCTCGTAATGAAGCGGCTTCCGGTAAAGTTGCTGATTTGACTACTTCCCTGATTTAATTAGGGTGGAACGGGGGCTTCGGCCCCCTTCCTTTTTCACTTTAAAGGGCTGAATATGTCGGAAAAGAAAGTACCGTTTTCAAAGGATTGGGGCTACAACCTCGTTCGCACAGAAGCTTGGACTGATACCAACAAAATGATGGTTGAGTCTAAGCAAGACGTTACGGCAATTATGAAGTTGAATAAGATTCAACGTAACGAGACAGATATCAAATTCAACAGCAAGTATGACCGCACAGGTAGATGGCATCACGCTGCTAGAATCCCAAATATTGTAGTAGACCAGTTGATGCGCGAGACGGCTCCGTCTGGCAAGAAAAAGTGGTTTGATAAGAAATATATGCGGAGATGGCTGAACGATTCCGCCAATAAAGCCTGGAGAACTGGAGGCGGTTGGATATGAGCTTAACCAGCTATTCTGGGTTACAGACGGCTATTGCAGATTGGGCAGATAGAGCCGATTTAGACGCTAAGATACCTGATTTTATAGAACTCGCTGAAGCTAGAATCAACAAGATTCTAAGGATCAGGCAAATGGAAAGGCGCTCTCAGATGTCTACTATTGGGAATGATGCCTATTACGGGCTTCCTCCCGGCTGGTTATCGGGACGAGCGTTGTCTGTGCAGAATGCGTCTGTCCGTGGAAACTACGATCTTGAGTATAGAACTCCAGAGAGCTTCGACCAGATGGGCTACGATATAAACGGTGTCCCTAAGTACTATACGGTGATAGGAAACGAGTTGAAACTGCGACCTACACCAGATGCTGTTTATACGGTGCAGACTGTTTATTATAAGAAATTAGATTCACTGAGCGACTCGCAAACTGGTAACGAGGTGTTGTCAGATTACCCTGATATCTACCTATATGCTTGCCTTTTGGAGGCTGCTGTTTACTTAAAGGATAAGGATGCGGCTATGTCGTATGGCAAGTTATTTGAGGCTGCGGTTACAGGTGCTCAAGATGCAGACAGCGCGGATAGACACTCAGGTGGTGCTATGCACGTTGTAGGCGAGCAGATAGGGGTTTAGATGGCGGATACCGAATGGGTGGAGCAATCAGTGGTGGTGCCGTGGGGGTCTTTAAGCGGTACGTGGGATGATCAGACAAAAACTTGGAATGAATTGAATACCGACTGGACTATGGGGCAGGGTCTTGCTTGGGAGAAGTTATACGAAACGTGGGCAACTATTGACGTGACTTGGGGGTCTTTATAATGGGTTTGGAAACAGGATCAAATATATCGGATTTAAACTCATCTAATCCGACTACAGGGGACAACGCAAGTCAAGGTGACGATCATCTCAGACTTGTTAAAACAGTTTTAAAGACTGAATTCCCAAGCTTTGTATCGTCTACTACTGGTGTAGTAGCCACACAGGCTGAATTGAGTGTTCTAGGAAGCGTTACTGCTGGCGTAGTAACAGCCTCTAAGTCAGTTGTCGTGGACGCGAGTCAGAAGGTAGACGAATGGAACGTGGACAACGTAACAATCAATCTAAATACAATCTCTACTACCAACACGAATGGTGACTTAATTGTCTCGCCAAACGGAACGGGTGACGTAGATTTCAACGCTTGTTCAATTATGATTGACACAGGCGAGTCTATTAAAGACGCTGGTGGTGACCCTTATATCACCTTCACAGAGAGCACAACTCCGGTCAATTACTTTGGCGTTGAGAGTGCTGATACTGGCGTTAACGCAAAATTAAAAGCATTAGGAGAGGCTGATTCAGGCATCATTTACGAGAATGACCAGTCTGAAGAACTCTTTATAATGGAATGTACTGCATCCGCAGTCAACGAATTTACTTCAAATAACGCAGCTACCGGAGCAGGGCCGTCTTTATCGGCTACTGGTGGAGATACGAATATTGACGTGAACCTGATACCAAAAGGATCGGGAGCCGTTAATGTCCAAGGTGCATTTGTAGCGGGAGAGACTACTACCGGAGCAAACGCTCACGCAGTGGCTATTACTGGTGCAATTCACGAATTCACTTCTTCAGGGGCTGACGCTTTAACTCTAGCAGACGGAACAGAAGGACAGCATTTGTATATTGTTTGCACTACAAATGCAGGCGGGGATGCAACACTTACACCGTCTAATCTTGGTGGTGGTACAACCTTAACTTTTTCAACTACAGACGAATCTTGTCACCTAGTATTTACCAACGCAAACTGGTATTTAATGGGCGGTAACGGTGTCGCAATAGCATAATTAAAAACGGAGAATAAGAATGCCTGTTAATGTCCCCCCAACACATACTGGAACGGTTACGGATGCTACCTTAGATCAAGCGTTGACCAGTGTTGTAACAATCAATACTAAGATTTATGAGAACCTTTTTTTATCCGCGACTGCTTCAGTGCAAGCGTTTGACCAGTTCCAGATTGACTTTAAGGTTCGGCAAGAAGATGCAACTTATCTGACTGCTGCTGGCCCCACAACTGCTGGAGATTTTAACAGCCCTACGGCTCCACTCACCTCAGCTAGTGGTAATCTAGCAGCCCTGAGTGCATCTGCTGGCTGGTTCTTGATGGACGTTAGAGGGATTGAAGAGGTCGATATTAAGTTGGCATTCGCAGCAGATAATGGAACGTATTTGATTTCTTACGGCTTACAATAAGGGGTTTAGATGGGATTAGAGACTGTAGTAAATATAGATGATTTAGACCCGACAAATCCGTTAGGTACTGATCCTAGAAGCCAAGGTGACGATCACGTTCGCAATATTAAGAGTGCTCTGAAGACTGACTTCCCCCAGATTACTGGGGCTATGAACTGTACTCAAGCGGAGTTGAATGTATTAGACGGGGTTACGGCTGGTACGGTTTTAGCTAGTGGTGGAGTTGTCGTTGACAGTTCTAAAAAAGTAAACGAATGGTTAGTCGATAACCTTACGATTGATGGTAATACGATTACCGCTACAACTGGTGCTGTGAACATCGTTCCTGCATCGGGTTCAGCTATTGTTTTAGATTCTACGATCAGCGTTGATGCTGGTGTGGTCACAGGTGCGTCTTCAATCACGTCTACTGCCTTTGTAGGTGCTTTAACTGGTAACGCAGACACAGCTACTTCAGCGACTACGGCAACTTCTGCAACTACAGCAACCTCGGCGACTTCAGCAACTACGGCTGGAACGGTAACTACTGCTGCGCAAAGCAATATCACAAGCTTAGGCACTCTGACAGCCTTAGACGTTGATAATATCAACGTGAATGGCAATACGATCATTTCGTCTGATACGGCTGGAGATATTAATATTACTCCAGATACGACTGGTGACATTGTTCTTGACGGTGTTAAATGGCCTCAAGCTGACGGCTCTTCTGGCACATATTTGTCTACAGATGGCGCTGGGCAAACATCTTGGAATGAAGCGTCAGCTTCTGTTGCGAGTGCTATCGAATATGCTTTTGACAGTGACACCACAGACGCGGATTCTGGCAACGGGAAGGTGTGGGCGAATAACGGCACACTAAGCTCTGCGACTGTTTTATATTTTTCAGATTTAGATGCAAATAGTACGGATGT